CTACCTCAGCTTGACCGCCGTCCCGGTCACAAACACCACCACCATCCCACCCTTGCCGGCAGGCATACTGATCTCATAATCGAGCCCCACCACCGCATCCGCCTGAAGCACCCGCGCCCGCTCCTTGATCTCCTCGGTCGCCTGAACCCGCGCCTCCTTCAATGCCCGCTCCAACGTCTGAGAACGCCCACCAAAAAAATCCCGCATCCCGGCGAACATATCGCGAATCACGTTAACGCCCTGCACCGACTCGGCGCTGACGATGTCCAGGTAGGCGGTGATTTGCCGACCTTCGATGGTGTGGGTTGTGGTGGTGATCATGAGATGTCCTTCTTCATAGAAGCGCGCATTATTCCTCGGTAGCCAGGTGATGAAAACAAAAAGCCCGGAACTGGATTACCCCCAGTAATGGTTGAGTAATACCAACTCGAATGCCGCTACAAGCACCATAAAGAACACGAACCTTCGTGAAAATACCCGCCTGGGGCGTGATGGCGTCCAATCGGATACCTGGCACAGCGCACTGATGAAATCGAGTAAATCGCTCATGAATCCCTTCATACACAAAAAACTCGCACCGAACGGATCGCTAGGCGAGGTGAATCAGCCTTTCACGGCATCGAAAGAATCAGGGGGTCAGAGCAGCTTGATCAACACCGCAGTAACAGTCGCCACCGTACCGATCAAGCCAGTCGCAACAGCTACCGGGTACCAAAAAGTTTCACGGGTCATCTTGCCCGCTTCGGCATTCAGCTTGCGCTGCTCAGCCATCAGCTTGACGATTTCCACGTGAACCTTCTCCAACTCCGCCTGCTTCATGGTGAATTCCTGCATAACCTGCGTGCGTCCGTTCCGGATAATGGGGCGCGTCGTGTGCACTGCCCTTTGGGTCATTTTGTACCTTAAAGGCGCAAAACGAATACCCCCTCCCGATGCAGCTCATGCGAGGTGCCAAAACCTATGAAAGCCCCCAAACCATATGGCTTTCCAGCATTGCTTCCCACACGCCTATCCATCGTCCTACATCAATTTCGGAAGCGCCTTCGCTGATACCGCCATGCATAAAATCCAGACGCCAGAAACCACAAAACCCCTGACTTCTCTCGAAATCAGGGGTTTTGTGTATATCGAATTTGGCGGTGAAGGAGAGATTCGAAAGCACCCGATCGCGTTTTTCGTCGAATGAGGCCCCGGTTTATAAGGGTTTCGCGGCGATAGTTAGCGCGCAAGCATTCCCATGGCGTTCCCATGGATTTGTACGGCGACTGAAGTAGTAACCGTGCACAGGGGGGAGGAAACGTTTTTCGGGTGAGCCATCGGAAAAGAGTAATGTTGGTAACGCAGGCCTGATTGTGGGCTAGAGGCCTTTGTTTTCAAGGCTTTGATACGAAAACGGAAAGGTAATATCCAAGTAATTTTAAGGTAATGGAATTACTCTTCTTATAGGTAATCTTTCATTATGATCAACCACTTATAAATCAATGAGTTACGAACAAATTACCTAAAACATTACTAAAAATAACCTAATCAAGTAATCCGTAAAACCCAGTGAGCACGGGGCTTTCAGCCGTATCACCCCTACCGAAATACTAAATTACCTTTTTCCGACACCGTTCCTGAAAAAGCCTACGGTGCGCTCCCCGGCTCTTAAGTCACTCCCCCACCTTTGCAGGGTTTCGCAGGGTTTCAGTCTCACCAAAATGCCAATTAAGCGCCCAGCATGACTGGCGCTGATCAGAGCGCAGAAGTGCGGAAAAAAAGACCCATTTAGCCCGCAGGCGAGGTGGGGGGACGACGGCGCGCGCCAGCGCTGAACGAAAGGGGAAATGATTGCCCACCAAAGTCGGCCCGTACGACGATTTGTCTAGTGATATGAGAGTGCCACGACGCTATGATGAGTAAGCTTCGTGGCAGTACGACATCATGGATAGGTCAAAGGGATTCGCTTGTGAATAAGCTCAAAGAACTGGAAAACGGAAGTTCGCATTCAGAAACAAGTCACAAGAGTTGTCGAGTTGCTAATTCCCGCCCAGAGTTGCCCTCTCTACCGAAAAAAATTGGTACATCCACTGCCAGCTGTATACGCAACGGAAATATAAAACGGCTGCCGTCCAATAGCGCCTCCCTAAAAAGCACTCAACTACCATCAAAGCCAATCGAAAATATTAAAAGCAGCGCTTCCTACAAGTCAAAGATCGACCATACTAGTATTGGCACACGGAATAGCTTCCTCCAAATTGCGCCAAGAATGAGCATGAAATGAAAAAAATACAAAAAAAACTAGGTTTCGAGATACTCATTGATGATCTGTTCGAGAAATTCAACCTGGAAGAAGGCCTTACCCCTATTAGCAACAAAAGGATACTTAGCCTAGTAAATGACTTTGAAGACGGGAGATGGCGCTACTCTCAATTTCAAAACTTCATATGGGATAACATCGCAGAAACTGCGCTTTCCAAAAGAGAGCGAGACAGCCTAGTAAATCATTCACTTCTTACTTCGGCAGCAAAAAACCTCAGGCTTACTGACAAACAAGACAAAATAGGCGCGGGAAGTGAGCTCGCAGAAATCGTTTTATACGGAATAATGAAACATCATTTCCACGCTCTACCTGTCGTGCCAAAAATATTTTACAAACAAAATCCACAAGATAACGCGAAAGGGGCAGACAGCGTACACATCGTAGTTTCGGGGAATGACTTTACAATATGGTTTGGCGAGGCAAAATTTTATACCAGCATAGAAGATGTAAACCTCGGAAGAATAGTTGAATCAGTAGCCAATTCTATAAAAACAGACAAGCTTAAAAAAGAAAACGCAATAATAATAAACGTCAATGACATCGACCTAATAATCGATGACGAAGACATGCGACGCAACATAAAAGAAACATTATCACCTCAGGAATCCATTGACACCCTCAAACATAAAATCAATATACCCATCTTACTGATACACGAGTGCGATATTACTAAAGCACAAAAAGAAATGACTAGCAGTTACAAAGAAAATATAGCAACACACCATACAGATAGAGCCACCGCCTATTTCAAAAAACAAATAAAGAAAATAAACACCCTTCACAAATACAGCGAAATTAATTTCCACATAATTCTTTTCCCCGTCCCCTCCAAGAAAATCATCGTTGACAAGTTTCTATCAAATGTAAAACACTACAAGGAGCAATAGAAATGGATATCTTTGCTAGCTGTTCTGAAATCAATGATCTAATAAACTCTAATCTCGAAGACGAAGCAAGAAACGCGCTGATAAAACTTTTAGCACACCATGAATCCAACAACATCAACTACACTCCTTTAGTTAATCATTTAATAAGATCTGCCGGCCTGTATCCATACATACAGAAGGATACCGCGGATTGGCAGGATCGTTTTGTCTACGAAGCATTTAAGGTTGATACTGGCGCTACGGAACCGCTCACTTTACATAGAGAACAATCGAACCTTCTTAAAGCCCTATTGAGCGGAGAAAGCCTAGCTATTAGCGCTCCAACCAGCTTCGGAAAGAGCTTCGTCATCGATTCATTTATTTCAATAAAAAAACCTAACAATGTAGTTATAATCGTACCAACAATCGCTCTAACTGACGAAACTCGCCGCCGTCTTTACCCAAAATTCTCCGACACATACAAGATCATAACGACAACAGAAGCCGCCCCAGGCAAAAAGAATATATTCATCTTTCCGCAAGAGCGAGCAATCACCTATATCCCAAAACTCAAAGATATTGACATACTCGTTGTGGATGAATTTTATAAAGCGAGTGCAGCTTTCGACAAGGAAAGATCGAGTGCACTGATCAAATCAATCATTAAGCTGGGAGCCATTTCCAAGCAGCGGTACTTCTTAGCACCAAACATATCAAAATTAAATGAAAACCCTTTTACCAAAGGAATGCGCTTCATCTCCCTGGATTTCAACACTGTATTTCTAGCGAAGCATGATTTATATAAAAAGATCAGCAATGAAGAACAGAAAAACCTAGCACTCACTAAAATATTAAGAGAAAACAGCGGAAAAACTCTTGTATATGCAGGAACATATGCAGATATTGACAGAGTCTCCGCTCTCGCAATAAGCAACTTAGCAAGTACAGAAAGCCACTTACTTGACCAATTTTCAAAATGGATATCAAAGAACTACTCAAGCACTTGGCCACTCGTAAAATTAATTAAAAAATCAACAGGCATCCATAACGGCCAACTACACCGCTCCTTAAGTCAAATTCAAATAAAATTATTCGAAGAACCATTCGGACTGAAAAACATTATCTCCACTTCATCAATTATCGAGGGAGTTAACACGTCCGCTGAAAACGTCGTAATTTGGAGAAACAAAAACGGCAGCTCAAAGCTTAACGACTTCACCTACAAAAATATCATTGGCCGAAGTGGAAGAATGTTCAAGCACTTCATAGGGCATGTTTTTATTCTTGAGAAACCGCCTGAACCCATAGACACATCGTTAGACTTAGTTCTCCCAGACGCCCTACTCAGTGACATTAACGAACAGGATTATAAAGGTGACCTATCGAGAGAGCAGATAGGAAAAATCATTGCCTACAGAGAGGAGTTATCTGAAATAATCGGAACCAGCAACTTTGAAAAATTCCAAAATGATAACTCCCTCCAATGTGGCGGCGCGGTAGTAAAAACAATAGCAGCCGAATTACAGAACAACCCCGAATATTGGCGCGGCCTCTCTTATTTAAACTCAAGTGAAACCCAACATTGGGATGCTTACCTGTATAAAATAATAAAATTCCAACCGGGTATTTGGGAAATTGAGCATAGTAGATTTGTTGCGTTCGTAAAAATACTTTCGCAAAACTGGAGCAAGAGCATACCAGAACTTCTAACAGAGTTAAAAAAACACAACATAGATGTTAATCTATTTTTTAAGCTAGAAAAAAATGCAACATTCAAACTTTCGTCCTTACTAAAAGATGTGAACACCCTACAAAAAGTCATTCTCAAAAAAACCAACTTAGACATTTCCCCATTCGCCGCGAAAGTTGCTCACGCTTTTTTGCCATCTATAGTTTACCAACTAGAAGAATATGGCCTCCCAAGAATGATTTCCAAAAAACTTCATGAAAGCAAGGTAATAAATTTTGAAACCCAAGACTTCACAATTCATCAAGCAATAGATAAATTCAACAGCATAGGATTAACGCAAATAAGACGACGCACGAACAGCCTGACTTTTTTTGACGTCTATATTCTCGAATATTTTTTTGAGGGGATAAATAAAACAACTCCAACATCTCGCTCAAAACGGGACAACTAGCCAACAACTACTATCGCGGGGAGCTTTTCCCCGCAGAATGTTTCAGCACTAACATGGCATTTCAACATCAAAAGAGCCGGACTATATTTTGAACTTTACAACTTCCTCCCCTACCCAATCATTCAGCTGAGTCATTCTTTCTTGAATCGGTTCTAGCTCATTAGCCATCCAAACATCGATTGCCTCCTTAATCGACCCAAATCCCCCAGCGTTCTGAGGCACGATACCCATAAGCTGCGGTGGAATGCGCAGGCTGGCCAACACATCATCCCGTGTCTGATTCTTGATCGAGTTGAACTCATCCTTTGCCGCCACCTCGCTGACAGGGATCAACTGAATCCCGTCTTTCTTGCCGGTCGGTGAGTACACAAAAAGATTTCGAAAATTTCCTGGTCCCTTCGATTCCTTGAGCGCCTTGCGCAGTGCGTCGATGTCGGTCTCAGTCTGCGCCGCGTCCGTCATGTACAGGATGAACCCGGCATGACTGCCGTTCTCGTAGTACTTGCGACGGAACAAGGTGGCTGACTCGTTCAGTAAGGCTGACTGCAAGGCACTGATCCACTCCGGCAGTCCATAAATCTCCTGGTGTAGGTCCGCCTCACGGAGATGGAAAATGCTGCCTGGTTCGAATGCATGCTCATCCTTCCAACCTCGCACTTGGTAGTACTGCCCATCGAGTCCAGCCCGCATGTATTTCGCGAGCGGCGGCGCCAGTTGCCGGGTGTTGCCAAGTACTGAGCGCCGAGCTTCAAGATAACCATTGCCCAGGCACAAAAAGTCCAGGGCGAATTGTTCGAACGCGGCCCGAGAAAACAGCGGATGTGGGATAAAGGTCTTACTCAACAGATTGCGCTTGAACATCAAGCCCGAATGCAAATGCACGCTCGCCCCCACCGACCGGGCCAGGCCATCGAGGGACAGCGGCGGCTCGTACCAGCGACCGTTAAACCAGCACTCCAGGTAGTCGAATACTTCCCTACCACCCAATACCGGCGACGGCTCGCCAAAGCTGAACACCTGCGTGCCCTGGCTGGCAGGTGACGCGGGGATGGCGGGCATCAGTGTCTGGCTGGCGAGTTGTTCGGTCATCAATAAATCTCCATCCGCCCGGTATTGGCAGCGGTCTGCCCCTCAAGCGGTTCGTTGTGCAATGCGTGAAAGAGCGCCCACGCCAAGTCGGCGTGGCCCGTGTTGTCGTTGCGGCCGGCGGTGTAGGTGAACTGGCGGCCGCCGGCGGTGATGGTTTTGCGGATGGCCATCAGTGACTGGGCCATATCGGTCCAGCCGGCGTCGAACTCCAGCCGCCCCTTGTGGATAACGTCATATGCTTTGAGCACCAGGCGCGTTTTGACTTCGGGCGAATAGCTGAAGGTGGTGACCGCAGGGAAGAACTGGCGCACCAACTGGGCCACGCCACTACCCAGACCGGTGACGTCGATGCCGATGTAAGTCACCCAGTAGCGATCGCAGACTCCTTTGATCGCGGCGGCCTGGGCGGCGAAGTCCATACCACGAAATTGGTGGCGCTCGAGCACACGGAATTTGCCGCCAGGTACCAACGGCGGCGCGCATACCACCAAGCCAGAACAGTCCCCCGTTTCTGCCGGGTCATAGCCGACCCACACCTGACGGTCTCCGAACGGCCGCATAGCAAAGGGCTTGTAGTCCTCAGCCCATTCGACCCAGCTGTCCACCATGCACGGCTGCAATACGGTCAGTGGGAAGATGCTTGCACCGTCGTCCACGAATTCGCACATCAGCAAGTTGGCGAACGCCTCGGGGCTGTACTCGCGGCGCAGCTCTTCGATGTCAAACAGATCACAACCGCCCTGCTCCGCGTCGAGGATTGTGACGATCTGCCGCCACAACCGGTCCTCGCAGAACCGCCCTTGCTGGAGTGCGCCATGGGACACGTCGACCTTCGTGTGCTGCGCGGCGGGCTTGCCCTTGTTGAAGCGCTCGCCCGTCCAGAAGGTGTAGGCCTCGTGTGCCATGCTCGATGGCGTCGAGAAGTAGGTTTTGCGCCACTTCTTGTGCATCGCCATGCCCGAGGCGACCTTGTTCAGCTCTTCAAACTTGAACGTCCAGAAGAATTCGTCGAAGTAGAAATTGCCGTGATAGCCCTGGGCAGTACGGGCGTTGGTGCCGAGGAAAAACAGCTCGGCGCCATTGGGCAACACAATGGGATCGCCGGTCAGCTCAACGCCGATCACCTCGCGGGCAAAGGCTTGGATGTATCCGCGAAATAGGTAGGCCTGGTTCTTCGATGCAGAGAGAAAAATCTGATTGCGCCCGGTGTCCAGGGCATCGATAAACGCCTCGCGAGCGAAGTAGTAGGTTGCACCAATCTGCCGGCTTTTGAGGATGACGCGGGTCCGTTGATTGCCGGCCCGGTACCAGTCTTTTTGGTAGTCGAAACAGCCATCGATGAACGCTTCACGCAACAGCTCGATCTGGTCTTCGCTGATGTCGTTTTTCGGGGTTTTCTTCTTCGGTCCCTCGTTGCGTTTGGCCAGGTTCGGGTTGAGTTCGGTTTCGGTACCACCGCTCTGGAAGCGTTGAATTCGGGCCTGCCGCTCCAACTGACGGTGCAACAGGTCGATTTCCTTGAAGTCGCCACCGCTTTTGTTGTCCTTGAGGATCAACTGCACCAATCGGGCTTCCAGCGCTCCACCGATGCGCTCAATGTTGTCAGCCCTGTCCCATTCGTCGCGGGCCTTCCAGCTGTGTAGCGTTTTTTCCTTTTCGCCCGTAGCCTCGGCGATCTCACAGATGCGCCACCCCATCCAATAGAGAAACTTGGATTGGCGGCGGGGATCGATGGGCAGCAGTTCGGTCGTAGTCATGGCCGCGATGCTGCCGCCCATGCCTGCGACTCAATAGCACCGCCCCTTGTACCCCCCTCCTCTACAGTCCCGCCTCGTTGCCGCAACTCGCGCGCGTCACGACCATGCCCCTCATTGCAACGCACTTAGCGCCCAACGCATTGAGGATTCCCGGCATGAAGAAATTCCGCAGTAACTGGTTCCGCGTCGCCGTCGAGGGCGCTACCTCGGATAAGCGAACCATCAAACGTGCCTGGCTGGAACAGGCTGCCAAAAACTTCAATCCGTCCACCTATGGCGCCCGCATCTGGCTGGAGCACTTCCGCAGTCTGCTGCCGGACAGTCCGTTCAAGGCCTACGGCGATGTGCTGGCGGTGAAGACCGAGGAGATCGATATCAACGGTCAGAAAAAGCTCGCGCTATTCGCTCAGGTCGAGCCCACCGCTGAACTGATCGCCATGAACAAGGCGAAACAGAAGATCTACACCTCGATCGAAATCGACGACAGTTTCGCGGATACCGGAGAGGCCTACATCGTCGGCCTGGCCGTGACCGACTCGCCGGCCAGCCTGGGCACCGACGTACTGGCGTTCTCGGCGCAGAAACCGGACGTCAGCCCGTTCAAGGATCGCCACTACTCCGCAACCTCGATGTTCACCGAGGCCGTCGAGACCGAACTGAAGTTCGAAGAGTTCGAGGAAAAGCCTGGCATCGGCGCCCAATTGCTCAGCACCGTGAAAAGCCTGCTGACCGGCAAGCAGACCAAGGATGACGCTGAGTTTTCCCAGATCGGCGAAGCGGTCCAGACCCTTGCCGAACACGTTAAAGACTTGCCCGACCAGTTGGCCGCCGAGAAACAATTTTCAGCGGGACTGAAGACTCAGCTCGACCAGATCAGCACTGAACTGAAAGAGCTGAAGACCAACCTCTCGAACACCCAGGACCATAACCAGAAGACGCGCCCTCCGGTATCCGGCGGCGATAACCAGGTCGTGACCGACTGCTGACAGTCAGCCCCACCACAGCCCCCGAATAACGAAGGACAATCACCATGCGTAACGATACCCGTAACCTGTTCAACGCTTACCTGGGCCAGTTGGCCAAGCTGCACGGCGTGCCCGACGTCACCACCAAATTTGCCACCGCGCCGAGCGTCACCCAGACGCTGGAAACCCGCATGCAGGAATCCAGTCAGTTCCTCAGCGCGATCAACATCTACGGCGTCACCGAGCAGATGGGCGAAAAAATTGGCATGGGTATCGGCGGACCGAATGCCGGGACCACTGACACCACCCAGAAGGATCGCGAAACGACCGACATCACCACTCTGGATGATCGCGGCTACTTCTGTTCGCAAACCAACTTTGACACCCACCTGCGCTACAGCAAGCTGGATGCCTGGGCCAAGTTCCCCGACTTCCAGGCACGTATTCGTGACGCAATCCTGAAACGCCAGGCGCTGGACCGCATCCTGATCGGCTGGAACGGTACCAGCCGTGCGGCCACCTCCAACCCGGCAACCAATCCACTGCGCCAGGACGTCAACGTCGGCTGGCTGCAAAAGATGCGTACCGAAAACGCCGCGCGGGTCATGGATGAAGTGACCGAAGGCTCCGGCAAGATCACCATCGGCGCCGGCAAGAACTTCGCCAATCTCGACGCTCTGGTCTTCAGCATGGTCGAGGAATTCATCGCTCCGTGGTACCAGGAAGACCCGGATCTGGTGGTGATCTGCGGTCGTCAGCTGCTGGCCGACAAGTATTTCCCGATCATCAACAAGGACAACGCGCCGACTGAAATGCTGGCCGCCGATATCGTCACCAGCCAGAAGCGCCTGGGCAACCTGCCGGCGGTGCGTGTGCCCTACTTCCCGGCCCGCGGTTTGCTGGTAACCAAGCTCGAAAACCTATCGATTTACTGGCAAGAAGGCAGCCGTCGCCGCACCGTCCTCGACAACGCCAAACGCGACCGCGTCGAGAACTACGAATCGGTCAACGACGCTTACGTTATCGAAGACCTGGAATGTGCGTCCCTCGCTGAAAACATCGAAATCGCGTAAGGCAGACGACCATGACTAACCCCTGCCGTCGTCACTTCCAGCGCGTCACTGCCGCCATTGAGGCGGCAGCGACCGAGCCGACCCAAACCATGGCCGGTGCTACCGCATACGAGCATCAGCTGAACCAGTTGCTACAAGATCGCCTGCGCCTGAAACAGGTCCAGTCGAACCAGGGTAAGGCCGAACTCAAACGTCAGTTGCTGCCCGACTACGTGCCCTATGTGCAGGGCGTGCTGGAGGCCGGCCAAGGTGCGCAGGATGAAGTGCTAACCACCGTGATGGTGTGGCGCATCGATGCCGGTGACTTCACCGGTGGCCTGAACATCGCTGAGTACGTGCTGAAACACAAAATGGTCATGCCCGACCGTTTCGCCCGCACTTTGGGTTGCCTGGTCGCGGAAGAAGTCGCGACGGCCGCGTTCAAGGCCCAAAAGATCAACGAGCCGTTCGACCTGGCCATCCTTCACCGCACCGCAGAACTGACCGAAGCCGAAGACATGCCCGATCAGGCCCGCGCCAAGCTGTTCCTCGCCACTGGCCGCGCCACCCTGGAAGGCATCACCGAAGAGCTGCCAGGGCAACCCGGACAGGTACAAGCCGGCATCGATTTGCTGAAGAAAGCCATCGACCTGCACGACGCCTGCGGTGGCAAAAAGGATCTGGAACGCGCCGAGCGCCTCCACAACAAACTCGCTGCCCCCGGCAGCTAACCGAGCGTCCCCACGCACCCCGCCGGCTCGGGGCGGATCGGCCAGGCCGCTCCTCCTGAACGTGAAGCCCCGACCACCGGCGACCTATTGCAGAGCGCAGTTCCATGAGCGGATTCGTAGCGGGCGGCACTGCGCCGACCGAACACATCAACACCGATCCATTCTGGCCATCAATCGACCTGGACAGCGTGCGCGGCACCCTGCGTCTCGATGCCAGCGTCACCCCGATCAGACTGGAAACCGCGACCATCGCCGCCGCCATCAGCATCAACCGGGAGTTCGGCAACTGGCGCCAGGCCAAGCAGGCTGCCGGCTACGCCACCCTCGCCGACGTCCCGGCCGACAAAATCAAAGACGTGTCGCAATACGTCCACCTGTACCAGCGAGCCATTTACGCGGCGACCGGTGCGGAAATCTGCGAGCGCTACCGCTCCTACGACAGCACCAACAGCGGCAACCAGAACGCCGATGAACTCACACCAAGCATCGACGAGTTGCGCCGCGACCAGCGTTGGGCGGTGCGTGACTTCCTCGGCCTCGGTCGCACCACCGTGGAGTTGATCTGATGACCGTCATTGTCCGCGCCCATCAAAACGATACCGTCGATGCGCTGTGCTGGCGTCACTACGGTCGCACGGCGGGGGTGACCGAGGCGGTATTTGAGGCCAACCCTGGTCTGGCCGATCACGGCCCGATATTGCCCCAAGGCCTGGCCGTGCAAATGCCCGAAGCCCAAACGCCCGCCCCTCAACGGCAAATGGTGAACCTATGGGACTGACCCACCCACCACGCGTTCTTGAAACCACTCACTCTGGACCATGGAATGAAACGCATGCCTGACCGTCCCGATACTTGGGCCTGGCTCGCCGCCTGGCTCGAACAGAACTGGCCAACGCTGTACGCCGGCATCCTGGCCCTGATCATTGCCGCCCTTCGGATCATGTACGGCGGTGGCACGTTGCGGCGTATGGCGATCGAGGCCCCGCTGTGCGGCGCCTTGGCACTCGCTGCCAGTCACGGCTTGTCGTTGTTGGGAATTCCAGCATCCACAGCGCCCTTTTTTGGCGGTGTCATCGGCTTGCTGGGCGTCGAAGGTACCCGCGCCGCAGCAAGGAAGTTTTTCACCCGCAAGGTAGAGCAACTATGACCACACTTCGTCACGGCGACCGTTCGCATGCGGTGCGCGTCCTGCAAAAAGATCTGATCAATCACGGCGCCAAGTTGATCATCGATGGTGATTACGGTGACGTCACCGAGGCCGCTGTACGCGCTTATCAGTTGAAAGTCGGCCTGGTCGCCGATGGCATCGCCGGCAGTAAGACGCAGGCAATGCTGGCCGGCAATGATTGTCAGCAGTTGCTGAGGAACGCTGATCTGGTCAACGCCGCGCAACGTCTCGATGTGCCGCTGGCCAGCGTCTATGCAGTCAACGAGGTTGAATCGAAGGGCAAAGGCTTTCTCGACAATGGCAAGCCGGTGATTCTCTTCGAGCGGCACATCATGTATCGCCAGCTGTCGAAGGTTCGACAGGAAGATGATGACCCCGCCGAACTCAAGCATCACGCGGATCAACTCGCCGCTACCAACCCGGCCATCGTCAACCCGAAAGCCGGTGGTTATGCCGGCGGCACCGCCGAACATCAACGCCTGGCTACTGCTCGCCTGATGGATGACACCGCCGCACTGGAGTCCGCTTCCTGGGGCGCGTTCCAGATCATGGGTTTCCACTGGCAGCGCCTCGGCTATGCCAGCGTGCAGGACTTTGTCACGGCCATGAGCACGAGCGAATCACAACAATTCGAAGCCTTCGTGCGCTTCATCGAAACCGACCCAGTTCTGTACAAGGCTCTGAAGGCTCGCAAATGGGCTGAATTTGCCAAGCTCTACAACGGCCCCGACTACCAGCGAAATCTGTACGACATCAAGCTTCAGCGCGCTTTTGAACGGCACGCCGACTGCGACTGTGGCCAAGCGGTGGCGGCATGATTGATCTCGACGCGGTACAACGGTTGAAGGTGAAGGACGGCGAACTGCTGGTGGTGCCGGAAAACACCGAACAGGAAGGCATGGAGCAACTGGCCGAGGCTCTGCACTTCCTGACACCAGGCTGCAAAGTCATCATCGTGCGCGGCCCACTGGAAAAGATGGACGTCGGTGCCATGAACAAACTGGGCTGGTACCGCGCATGAGCACCCTGCGCCAGGTCCTGTACGGCATTGCCCTGTTCGGTGCCCTGGCGTTGCTGATCTGGGGCCAGGAGCAACGCATCACCGTCGCCGACAAAAACACAGAGCTGGCAACCAAGGATGCGGACGCCGCCCGTGAAGAATCCGGCCGCAACCTGACCACCGCCAATACCCTCCGAACCACCCTGCAACAGGAACGCGATGCCCAAGCCCGCCTGCGCACGCAGCAGGATCATATGCGCCAAGGTCTGGCAAAACGCGAACTCACCATTGAGGCTCTGAAACGTGAAAATGCCGAACTACGCGACTGGGCTGGTCAGCCTTTGCCTGATGCTGCTCGCCGGCTGCGCGAGCGCCCCACTCTCACCGGCGCCGACGCTTATCGTCAGTGGTTGTCCGGCCGTGGTGCCCTGCACTCTGCCGGCGACCAGTCCACACAGTAACGGCGACCAACTCAGCGACCAGGACCGCGTCGAGGCTGCTTGGGCAGAATGCGCAGGTCAGGTCGATATGGTTTATCAGCATCAACAGGCCACCCCATGAACAAACCCGAGAGCCTGCGCGCTCATCTGTTGGCCACCGTTGCCGAACTCAAACACAACCCCGAGCGGCTGCTGATCTTTATCGATAACGGCAAAGTCCGTTGCACTGCTGCGGCCAGCCTCTCGTTTGAATACAGCTTCGACCTGCAAGTCATCCTCACCGACTTCGCCGGCCATCCCGACAACGTCATGTTGCCACTGCTCGGCTGGCTGAGCGTCCATCAATCCGAGCTGCTGGAAAACCTGAACAAGTCCGCCGCCGGCATCCAGTTCGAAGCTGACATTCTCGACAACAGCAAAGTGGACCTCAGCCTGACCTTGCCGCTGACCGAGCGCGTGGTCGTAGGCAAGGACGCCGAAGGCAATACCACCATCAGGCATCCTGGTGAACCTCAGCGTGTCGCGGCGTTTCTAGACCCCGCATGGATTCCGGGTACCCAGGCCACAGGTAGTGAGTGGGTAGTCCCGAATGACTAACAGACTGGAGGCGCTGGAAGATTGGGCGGCCGGTCTGCTCGGGCAACTGGAGCCCGCATCACGCAACAGACTGGCTCGAAGCCTCGGTCAGGCTTTACGCCGCAGCCAACAGCAAAGAGTGATCACCCAGCGCAATCCGGATGGAAGCAAGTATGCCCCGCGCAAGCAGCGTAACCTGCGCGATAAACAGGGACGGGTGAAGCGGAAAGTTCAGATGTTCCAGAAGCTGCGCACCGCTAGCTTTCTCAAGGTTCAGGGTGACGGCAACGCCATCAGCGTTGGCTTCACGGGTCGCATCGCTCGCATAGCCAGAGTGCATCAGTACGGATTGAAGGATCGTGCGGAGCGCGACGCTCCTGATATAAAGTACGAACAGCGAGAAATTCTCGGTTTCACCGAAGCGGATCTCGATTTGATCCGCGACGGCTTACTATCGCACCTCACTATTCGTGATTAGTTAACAATAGAACCAGGGGGCAACACTCGCAGACGGGGGAACATTCCTGTTTCTAACCCATGATTAAAAACCTTTATAAAAGCCTCGAAGAATGGTTGATCCCCCTGAATAAAGCGCGTGTATTGATGCAACTCACTATACGACAATGGGATGCATGGGACTCCAGTCCTCTCATACAGCTCAAGCATAGGCGGCGTATAAACATCATAATCATCAATAAATAATTCTTTGACAATGACAATCGAATAAATTCTCTTACCGGTCAAATCTATTTCGACCTCATCCCCATCCATCAAAAACACTAAAAGTGACGACTTTTTAAGGTAAGTTATTCCACCCCCAACTTGATCAAGCCCCTTCTTCAACGCTTTATTTGTCGCCGTTCGTTTTTTTTCAATCGTCTTATTTAGGATGCTTTCAAGATTCTGATTATCCTTAGCCTGGATCAAAATGACACTCTGATCTGTGACAACGAGAATATCGACCACCTCCCTTTTATCGTCTGTCCTTTTTGGTGCCAAATAGATTTCATTAGAATCGAAAGTACGTTGAAGCAAAGCGATTATCTCTTTCTCTTGAGGTGGCCCGGGAATCTCACGCTCAAGGGGAGCCTCACTAAAACCTGGACTCCCGTGATAGCTGTTGACATCATGACGCAAATCAAAATAAACAATATCCTCTGGCATGATCGGTTCTACAAAGGTTACTTTTATTGCCGAAGCATCATCTTCCAAACTACTGAGCTTGTACCAATCATTGATCTGATCAAGAACTGCACCTTGATTCAATCCATGAATGCTCGGAATAACTGCCCCACGTAACACATCTCGATGTTTCTTGGTAGATTTAAAATCTGCCCGATAGGCCAACATTTCCCTCCCAAGCTCGTCGAAAAAATGCACATCAACTACGGGAGCGACGAACAACTTAGAAAGCTCCCTTCCTGACAACTCCCTAATCAGCGCGCCGCTCGCCGTATAAGGATGGTGTTGATCATCAAAAAAAGCCGCCAAAAAACCAACAGACTTAACCCCCAAAACCTCATACGGAATCAAATAAATCAGGAACCCCTTCCTAACCTTAGCCGTTAAGATGGCCTCCTTAGATACTTTAACTATCAACTTAGGAATCGAATCAGCCTTAATTATTACAGGCAGAAGCCCGACAGATAACTCATGAACCTTTCGCATAACGCTTGGATGCATAATTGACAACATCTAGTTCACTCCTTTGAAATCAATCGAGATACTTCTGCCGTTTGGGCGTTTCGACACCATAGCTTAGACCGACCACCTGTAGCCTACTCGCCTACAAATCGAGATTACTGCGCTCACGCACGCATGGCACCACCATCGGCGCCATGAACGATTTAGCCACCCTCGCCCGCCTGATCGAAAACCTCATCCGCTTCGGCACCATCGCCGAAGTACAGATGAAGCCCCCCCGTGTGCGTGTAAATACTGGAACGCTGACCACTGCCTGGCTGCCGTGGATCACTTTGCGCGCCGGTGCGGGCAAGGAATGGGACCCGCCTACGGTCGATGAGCAAGTCATTCTGTTCAGCCCATCCGGGCAACTGGGTAACGGCATTGCCCTGACCGGCATTTTCAGCGACCTCAATCCGGCCAATGGCGATCGCCCTGGGCTGCACCGGCGCACCTATCACGACGGCACCGTCATCGAGTACGACAGCGTTGCTCACCACCTCAGCGCCGTGCTGGTGGAAGGCGGTACCACGGACTTGATTAGTACCGGCGGTATTCACATCGTCGGATCGATCACCCATGAAGGTGACTACACGCAGACCGGCAATTACACCCAGGAAGGCAATCAAGCCATCACTGGGAAAGTCATCGCCTCGGAAGATGTGGTCGCCGCCGAGATCAGCTTGGTCAACCATCCGCACGGCGCCGTGATGTCAGGCAGCGGCAAGACGGGGAAACCGGAATGAACCGAGAAACCGGCGCCGCGATCGACACGGTTGAACATATTGTCCAGTCGACCACCGACATCCTGACCACTCGCCTAGGCACCCGCGTGATGCGCCGGGAGTACGGCAGCTTTCTGCCAGAGCTGGTCGACCATCCGTTCAATGAAGTCACTCGACTGCGTGTCTATGCCGCCACCGTCATGGCTCTAATGCGCTGGGAACCCCGGATTTCCCTCAGCCGCGTGCAGTTCATGGGGGCCACGTTGCAAGGCCAGACGGTGATGGACATCGAATGCAGCCGTGTCGACACCAACGAGCCCTTGAGTCTTAGCGTCCCGTTGCAGCTGGGGGCCAGCGTATGAGTACCTTTACCGCCATCGACCTGGCTCAGCTGCCGGCCCCGCAGATCGTCGAACAAATCGATTTCGAACAGATCCTTGCCGAGCGCAAGGCCTACGCTATCAGCCTCTGGCCAGTCGAAGAACAGGCTGAAATTACTGCACGCCTTGCGCTGGAGTCGGAGCCGCTGACCAAGCTGCTTCAAGAGAACGCCTATCGCGAGACTGTCTGGCGTCAGCGTGTGAATGAAGCGTCCGTTGCCAACATGCTGGCCCTCGCCAAAGGCACCGACCTCGAAAACATCGCGGCGAATTACAACATCGCACGCCTGGTCGTTCAGGAAGCCAAGCCCTCCGCAACACCGCCAATTCCCCTAGTGATGGAGAGTGACGACAGCCTGCGCGAGCGTGCGCAAATGGCCTGGGAAGGTCTGAGCACCGCAGGTTCTCGCAACAGTTACATCTTTCATGCTCGCTCGGCAGATGGCCAAGTGGCGGACGCAACCGCAGAAAGCCCTTCGCCCGCCACAGTGGTGGTGATTGTGCAATCGCTTCTCAGCGACGGTACCGCCTCCCCTGCGCTGCTGGCCACGGTCAAGACCTACCTGAGTGACGATGATCGCCGCCCGGTCGCTGATCGACTGACCGTGCAGGGCGCCGACATCATCAACTACCAGGTGAAAGCCAAGCTCTACATGCTGAGCAATGGTCCCGAGAGCGAGCTCGCTCTTGCCGCGGCGAAAAACAGCCTGCTGAAGTTCGTGAACCAGCGTCGTCGCCTTGGGCTAGAAGTATCCGAATCCATCGTGCACGCCTCACTGCACGTTGAAGGCGTGCGCAAGGTCGTGCTGCAAAACTGGCAAGACATCGTCGCCAGCCCCTACCAAGCCCCCTTTTGCACAGACATTGATTTGTCCCTGGGGGTTGAATGATGACCGCTCAAGCCCTGCTCCCGCGCAACGTTACCCCGCTTGAACGCCAGGCCGCCCAAGCCTTGGCAGACATCCAGCGCGTGCCGATACCTTTGCGCCAGCTGTACAACCCGGACTTGTGCCCGCCGCACCTGCTGCCCTACCTGGCATGGGCTTTCTCGGTTGATCGCTGGGACCCTCGATGGTCCGACGCAGCCAAGCGCACTGCTATCCGCGCGTCGTTCTACATCCATGCGCGCAAAGGCACCCTCGGTGCACTGCGCCGCGTGGTCGAGCCTCTGGGCTACCTGATCGAGGTGGAGGAATGGTGGCAGACCGTGCCCGAGCGCGAGCCGGGCACCTTTGCGCTGAAGGTCGAGGTTCTGGATACCGGTATCACCGAAGAAATGTACCAGGAGCTGACCCGGCTCATTGATGACGCCAAGCCGGTCAGCCGGCACATGACCCGCCTCGCCTTTGGCTTGGAAACCACCGCCGCCCTCTGGTTCGGTGCCTGCGTTCTCGAGGGCGAGGTCACCACGATATACCCGTTGCACGTCACGTTGCTGGAGCTCACCTGCACGGCTCGGGACGCGGCGAGTGTCGCGGTCACCGTCGAAATGACCACGCTTTATCCGCTTCAACCCACGTTGCTGGAACAGCATGCCTATCCCGCCAGAGAGGCGGTTGGCGGTGATTCTGGCGAGCAAACGACTATCCACCCCCTGCACGTCACAGCCCTGGAACAACAGGCCGAACCGGCCTGTCAGTCCATCGCTGCGGACGCGGGTGAATTGACCACTATCTACCCGTTGGAGGCGTGATGGCAGCGCAAGAGTTTTATACGATTTTGACCAAGGCCGGCATTCAATATGAAGCCGACTGCAAGGCCACTGGCAAGCCGATCAAGCTGGTCAAGATGAGCGTAGGAGACGGTAACGGCGCCACCTACAACCCTGTCGATACGCAAGTCGCCTTGAAGCGTACGGTTTGGGAAGGCAGCTTCAGCAACCTGTATCAAGACAAAACAAACACGGCCTGGCTGGTGGTCGAGGCGATCATTCCTCAAAACGTCGGTGGTTTCTGGATTCGTGAAGTTGCTGTCTGGACGGACACCGGTGTTCTGTACGCCATTGGCAAATATCCTGAGTCGTTCAAGCCGCTCATTGCCACCGGTGCCGGTCGCGAAATCAACATTCGCACCATCTTCACCACCAGTAATGCCGACAACGTGACGTTGATGCTCGACGGCTCGGTCATTCAGGCAACCCGTGCCTGGGTGAAGGAGTTTGTCGAAGTCGAACTGGCCAGTATCAAAAAGGACCTGTCGGCCGAACATGCAGAAGGCAAAACCCACAACTACCCGCTGACCAATTTCATCGAAACAGACTGGGTCGCCGAGTCGAGCCAGTCGGAATACCTGGCAGAAATTTTCCGGACCTTTGGCCAGTCGGGGGTTTTGGGCAGTCGTCAATACGGCTCTGCCGGGACCGAGTCGTTCAACCGCACGTTCGACGGCGCTTATTCGGCTATCAACCTGCACAACCATCCCAACTTGCTGGCCACTCCGGGGCTGGGTGAAATCGCGGCCATGATCAACGGCCACATGGTCAGAACGCGGCACAACGACTACCGCCTGCGCAGCGCTGCGCCGGGTAACTATCTGGCAATGGTGGACATTGCTCCACCAGCAGCCCCCGCGTCTGTGAATGCGGCGGTTGGCATTCCCGCGAAGGTCGCAGAAATGCGCGAATACTTTCGGGCCTTTGCTACGCGTGATACGGAGATTCGCGACTACCGGCCGCATTTTCGCTGGAACCTGTCCGTGCTGGAAATCTGGCCGGAGCTGTTGACCGACGAGGTGAACGACACCTTTGAAAGCTTTCGCCATCTGGAGGAAATCAACGGCTATCGCGATCTGTTGTCGCGCACCTTGTTGATGGGAGCCACCGGCTACAGCGGCCGAAATGAAAATGGATCGTTTATCCCCGGCTCCGTACGGCAGGTTTCCAAGACTGGGCGGCCGCAGTACGTAGCCTGGCGCTACCGTATCTCGGTCGCGGACGTGGGCAGCGTGGGAGATTACCCCGTTGAAAAACTCATCACCCCGCTCGATTTGCCGTTGCAGCGTTGGCACGCAAACCTGACGGGGCCGCAGGTGGCGACAAGCCGCCGTCAGCGGTGGCGTATCAACCGTGAGCTGTCGGCCGATCCTACCTGGGGCGCGTACAACGAATCCCCAACCATCGACCTACTTGATGAACTGATGGCCAAGGTTCCGGGACTGAACGGCGCCGGGGCTAACCTGGTCGAGCAGTACACGGATAGCGGCGTGGTGACCAAGCTGACCAAGTGGGACAGCGCCGAGCTGCTGAACGCGGCTTACTACAACCGCCGGTATGGGCACGAGCGCAACGCTAGCGGCCGCACCAAGGGCTTGCGTAGTTACAACGACCCGACGTTGTTCGTCGCGTCCAATACCCGCCCCGAGGTGGCGTCATTTGCGGCAGATGGTCAAACCTATCGCAACAGCTATGCGATTCCGTTGGAGCTGATTTTGCGCACGCCGCTGGAGGGCTGGAACCCTTACGGCATCGCCACGGTAAATGCCACGGTCGGCGATGGCGCCTCTGCGCAAACCGCCTGGACTGGGCGCAGCGATAGCTCTCGGCACTACCTCACGCCGGCCGAGATGTTCTCTGACACGGTGCTAGATCCCGATCCGGCGGATACAGGGGCGAGCCCGCGCTGGGTATTGGACAGCGCCGGAACGCCTCGGCTTGTACGTGCCTCGGGCATCTACGCGGTGCTGCCGAAAATCGAGGGTGCAGGCGGGTTGTACCTGCGCTACCCCGTTTATCCGATGTACCACGAAGGGGGTTGGGCGGCGGCAGCGGTCGATGCCCTGGCGGGCGACTGCACCACCAGTTTGGTGAATTTGATGCGCGGCTACATGACGCAAAAAGACTCGATCGCGGAAATGGGTGAGTCGATCCAGGTGCTTAAAAACGAAGTTTCGCAACTTAAACAGAAGTAAAGCAGGGGAATCATTATGGGCATGTCGGCACTGCTGGCTGAGGCTACTCGCCTTGTTGCAATGTTTCAGGACAAAGAGAAGAACATTAAAGACGCCGTGGCCGCTGCGATAAGTGCGGTCCCGGCGATGAACAAGACTTACTACGTGAACGCTATTACTGGCGATGATGCCGCCGGCACGGGCGACAAACTCAAACCGTTTAAAACGGTGGCGAAGGCCGTGAACACCATTCCTTACGGCGGTGGTGGTTACGTCCGGTTGTTTGGTCATGAACATGTGATCGAGAGTTTGATTTTCGTCGCATCCAAGAACCTGACAATTACTGTCGCCGAGGGTGAGACGGTGATGCCCACCCTGCGCAACATTTGCGTGCAGGCGAACGGGGCTGACGGCGCGGGGAATCAGGACAACTCGACCACCGGTTTTATGCTGGACAGTTCTACCGTTGTTTTGGGGAGTATCCGCATTCGCACGGCCAATTATTCGAAGCCCGAGTCAACGACGAACAACGTCTACACAGGCTTCTTCCGTCGCTATGACCGCCCGATGGGCATGGTTCATGTGACCGGGTGTGAGATCGAGCTGGGCGATACCGCGCTGACTCGTCACACGATCAACGGGCAAACCGGCATCGTCTCGCTGTACTTGAACAAGATCAGCCGCGTGGGTCCGGTGGTTAAAAACACGCCATTAATCGAGACGGCCGGCAGTCCGATTATTTTTGCAGCGCAATCCAATACCTTGCCGGCTGGCGCGAAATGGTCGGGTGACTATTTGACGGGCGTTGTTTTTGACTCCAATGGCGCGACCAGAAGTGTCGTTACTAACGTGAATCTTGTTTAACTCGGTGACTAAAGATGCGGCTTAATTTCACATATGAAGGGCAGTTTTATTCGGCATTTACCGTCGAGGATGCGTTGACGGTAGGAGTCCCGGTGTTGGTGCTGGCGGGGGCTGCGGCTGAGCAGGTTCAGAAAGGGATTGATGCTGCTGTGGCACAGGCCCGCGCACGCAATGCCACGCGCATCGATGGCCAGGATTCCATGTATTTACTCAAGGCGAACGAAGCCGAGCGCTATATCGCGGCCGGCTCGCCAGCGGATGCCAGCGACTACGTGTTGCTCAAGACAGAAGCAGAGGCGTTGCAGATCACCCCACAAGCGCAGGCAAACCGGGTGATTGAAGCCCGTGATTCTTGGCTGGCGGTAGCGGCTCGCATCGAGGCAGCCCGCATCGGCGGCAAAGCGTCCTTGGCTGACCTGACCACCGTCGAAGCGGTTGTCGCCGCTGGCGAATTGGTGATCGCCGAGCTGGACGCGATTTAACCCCAGCCCTTGCTCCAAACCCTGGGCCGTAAAAGCGGTCCAGGAGACAAGATCAGCACTTCTCCCTGTAATCCCCGCTCTCACAATCTCCAGTGCTCGCCGATCAAGCGCGCACGCGGCAGCCTGCGCACTGTCATCCCATTCACTGCGCAGGCAAACCCATGGCCGATTATCTCCACGGCGTGCGGGTCATCGAACTCAACGACGGCACCCGCCCCATTCGCACCATCCCCACCGCTGTTATCGGCATGGTTTGCACGGCCGAAGACGCTGATGCCACCGCCTTCCCACTGGACACACCGGTTCTGCTGACCAACGTGCAATCCGCTATTGCCAAGGCTGGGACCAAGGGCACTCTAGCAGCCTCTCTCCAAGCCATCGCCGACCAGACCAAACCCTACGTGATCGTGGTGCGTGTCAAGGAAGGGGCAACCGAAGCAGCAACCACCAGCGCCCTGATCGGTACCACCACACCCGACGGCAAGTACACCGGTATGAAAGCGCTGCTCGCCGCCAAGGCCAAGGTCGGCCTGGTGCCACGCATTCTCGGGGTGCCCGGTCTGGACAGCCAACCGGTGGCCAGCGCCTTGGTCGCTATCGGTCAGCAGTTGCGCGCCTTCAACTACGTCAGCGCCTGGAACTGCAAGACCAAAGAAGAAGCCGTCGCCTACCGCGAAAACTTCGGCGCCCGAGAAGTCATGGTCATCTGGCCGGACTTCGAGAACTGGAACATCACCACCAATGCAACCGCGAAGGCTTCCTCCGTAGCTCGCGCCCTGGGCCTGCGCGCCAAGATTGACCAGGAAGTGGGCTGGCACAAAACGTTGTCCAACGTTGCGGTCAACGGTGTGACCGGCATCAGCGCCGACGTGTTCTGGGATCTGCAAAACCCCGCCACCGATGCCAACTACCTCAACAGCAACGAGGTCACCACCCTGATCAACGAGGGCGGCTTTCGCTTCTGGGGTAGTCGGACGTGCAGCGACGATCCGTTGTTCGCTTTCGAGAACTACACCCGTACCGCGCAGATCCTCGCCGACACCATGGCCGAGGCGCAGATGTGGGCCGTGGACAGGCCCATGCATGCCTCCCTGGTGCGCGACATGATCGAGAGCATCAACGCCAAGTTCCGCGAACTGGTCACTGCGGGCTACTTGATTGGCGGGAGCTGCTGGTACCCGGATGACATCAACGACAAAGACAGCCTGAAGGCAGGGAAGCTTGTTCTCGATTACGACTATACGCCGGTACCGCCACTGGAAGATCTGACCCTTCGGCAGCGCATTACCGACCGCTACCTGATCCAGTTCGCCAACAAAGTTAACAGCTAAACCGGGGCTCCCTTTGAGGGGAGTCAACCCGAGTCAGTACACCGGAGAACACCGCCATGGCCATGCCTCGCAAACTCAAAAACATGAACCTGTTCAACGATGGCAATAGCTACCAGGGCGTTGCCAAAAGCGTTACCCCGCCACCACTCGGCCGCAAGATGGAAGCCTATCGCGGCGGTGGTATGAATGGCCCGGTCAAGGCTGACCTGGGCTTCTCCGATGACGGCATTCAGTTCGAATGGAAGACCGGCGGCCTAGACCTGATCGCACTCCGTCAGTTCGGCACTGTGAACGCTTCGGGTGTGCAACTGCGATTCGCCGGTTCGTTTCAGCAGGACGACACCGGTGAAGTCAGCGCCGTGGAGATTGTGGTACGCGGCCGCCACGAAACCATCGAAATGGGCGATGCCCAGCCCGGTGAAGACACCGAACACAGCATCACCACCACCTGCACCTATTACAAGCTGATCGTCGATAACGAAGAAATCATCGAGATCGATCTGCTCAATTTCATCGAGAAGGTCAACGGTGTCGACATGCTGGAAAAACAGCGTGCCGCCATCGGCCTTTGATCCACCATGCCGTGCTCGATCGAGGACGGCCTACCCTGAAATCTGGAGCCTTCCATGAACCCTGAAGACACCGTAGAAGCATTACCACCTGTCGACGACAACACCGTCACCCTCGATACGCCGATCAAACGCGGCAAGACCACCATCGACACCATCACCCTACGCAAACCAGCGTCAGGCGAGCTGCGCGGCGTCCAACTTGTTGAACTGTTGAACATGGACGTGGCCACCCTGATCAAGATCCTGCCACGCATCACCAGCCCAGGTATTACCGCCCCGGAAGCAGCCGGAATGGACCCGGCCGACCTGCTCGCCTGTGGCAGCAAGATTTCCGGTTTTTTGTTGCAGAGGTCGGTGAAGACGGACGCATCCCTCGTTGCGTAGAGGACGCCATGGCCGATCTGGCCGTGGTTTTTCACTGGGCGCCAACGGACATGGATCAGTTGGGCCTGCAAGAACTGATGGACTGGCGCGAGCGCGCCAGGGTGCGGAGCTCCACCGATGGCGAATGATCTAAAACTTCAGGTATTGCTCAACGCCATCGACCGGGCGAGCGGTCCACTGAAGGCCATCAACAACGGCAGCATCGGCGCCGCACGCGCCCTCAAGGATGCTCGTGACCGCCTCAAGGAGCTCAACGCACAGCAGAAAGATGTCAGCGCCTGGCGTGCCCAGCGCGCTGCGGCCGAACAAACCGAGCAGGCTCTCGGCGCCGCCCGCGACAAGGTTCGGACACTCAGCCAGCAATTCGCTGCCACCGGTGTGCCGACCAAGGCCATGGCCAAGGATTTCCGCACCGCCGTGCGTGAAGCACAGAAACTTAAAGAGCAGCACCAACAGCAGAGTGAACAGCTCCAGACGCTACGCACGAAACTGTACAGCGCCGGCATCAGCACCAAGGACCTCAGCAGCCACGAGCGCCAGCTGCGCGAACAAATCGGCGCCACCAACGCCAGTATCAGCGAACAGGGCAAACGCCTGGTCGCCCTGAACGCGCAACAAAAACGCCTGGCGATCGAACGCAACAAGATGGAGAAGACCCAGAGCCTGGCCGGCAATATGGCCATGAACGGCGCAGCAGGACTGGGTTCGGGTTATGCGGCAAGCCGGCCGATTGCCAAAGCCATTGGTGCATTTGCGCCGAACGAAGACTCAGCCACACAACTGAAAGTGTCGATGATGGACGGCACGGGAAAGGTCGCTGAAGACTTCCAGAAAATCACTAACCTCGCCACCAAGCTGGGCGACCGATTGCCCGGAACCACGGCCGATTTTCAGGAAATGATGACGATGCTCCGGCGCCAAGGTCTCAGCGCGCAGAGCATTCTCGGCGGTACCGGCGAAGCAGCGGCGTACCTGGGCGTTCAATTGCAAATGCCAGTGGCCGAAGCCGCCGAATTCGCGGCCAAGATGCAAGATGCCACCCGCACTTCAGAGAAGGACATGATGGCGTTGATGGATACCATCCAGCGCGGTTTTTACTCGGGCGTTGACCCGACCAACATGCTCCAGGGCTTCAGCAAAATTTCGCCGGTATTGGACACCATCAAAAAATCAGGCATCGATGCGGCCAACGAGCTGGCACCGCTGCTGGTCATGATGGATCAAACAAGTATGGAAGGCGGCGCCGCCGGCAACGCCTTCCGGAAAATCTTCCAGGCTGGGTTGGATAAGGATGGCGTAAAGGACGTCAACAAAATCCTGGAGATCGAAGGCAAAAAAATCCGCTTCAAGTTCACCGACGACAAGGGCAACTTTGCCGGCCTGGAAAACCTGTTTGCCCAGGTCGAAAAGCTTAAAACGCTGAACGATGAAGACCGGACCGCGACCATGAAATCGCTGTTCGGCGATGACTCTGAAACGATTACCACCCTGAACACCATGATGAATAAGGGGCTGGCAGGATACAGGGAGATTCAGCAGAAGCTTCAGAACCAGGCCGACCTGCGCAAGCGCGTCAACGAACAGCTCGGCACCCTCACCAATGTCATGGAAGCCGCCGAAGGTAGCTTCACCAATGCCATGGCCGAATTCGGCGCCGCCGTTGCGCCCGATCTGAAAGAGCTGATCAACACCTTGGGCGAAATCGCCAACAAGGTCGGCGCCTGGGCTCGGGAGAATCCGCAATTGGCCGGCGGCTTGGTCAAAGTCGTGGCGTTGGTGGCCGGTCTGTCGATTGTGTTCGGTGGTCTGGCACTGACCTTGGCGAGCCTGCTCGGTCCCTTCGCCGTTGTTCGTTATGGCATGGCCATGTTCGGTGTACAAGGTGGTGGCACGCTGAGAATCATGCAGAAGCTGGCCCCCACCCTAACCGGCCTGGCGCGCAACGCTTTCCCCATGCTTGCGCAGGGAATTCGGACGGTGGCCAGTGCCCTGGGCGGCGTTCTGCTGACCGCTTTGCGCACTGTGAGCATCGCGCTTTGGGGACTCGCCGCGAACCCGGTGACACTCGCCATCGCTGCGGTTGTCGCAACGCTCGCCGGTGCGGCTTACCTGATCTACAAGAACTGGGACGCGGTGAAGCTTTATTTCACCAATGCCTGGACCGAGATCAAGGCCGGCTTCAGCGGTGGTATCGGCAGTATCCTCAACACCCTGGCCAACTTCAGCCCGATCGGTCTGATCTACCAGGCGTTTGCCGGTGTGCTGAGTTACCTGGGTGTGGATTTGCCAAGCCGCTTCACCGAGTTCGGCAACATGATCGTCAATGGCTTGGTCAACGGTCTGTTTGCCGGTATGGGTCAAATCAAAGGTGCCATTACCTCGATCGGTGATTCGACCATTGGCTGGTTCAAGGAAAAGCTTGGCATCCACAGCCCGTCGCGCGTGTTTGCGGAATTGGGCGGCTTCACCATGGCCGGCCTCACCCAAGGCCTGGAAGGCGGTCAGAACGGCCCGTTGGGTGCAATGGCCAACATGAGCAAGCAACTCACCACTGCCAGCGCCATGACATTGGGCACAGCCTCAATGCCTGGGTTAACGGTCGATACCCGTGCCCCCATCAGCAACGCGGGCAGCTCTGTTTACGACAGCCATGACACCTACGAAATCCACATCCCGGCAACGCCTGGCATGGACCCGCAAGCAATCGCTCGTGCCGTGCGCGCGGAGCTGGCCCGCATCGAAAGCGAAAAAGGCGCTCGTAAGCGCAGCAAACTCTCTGACCTGGAGTAAATACCATGATGCTTGCTTTAGGCATGTTCGTGTTCAGCCTCTCCACTGCCGCCTACCAGGAGCTGCAACGTCAAACCGAATGGCGCCACGCCAGCAACAACCGCTTCGGCGCAGCGCCAGCACGGCAGTTTGTCGGGCGCGGTGACGACTCGATCACCCTCCCCGGCGTCATCCTCCCCGAGTTGGCTGGTAGTGCTCTTAGCCTTGATGCCGTGCGCCTGATGGCCAATACCGGCAAGGCCTGGCCCGTGGTTGAAGGCAGCGGCCGGATCTATGGCCTGTGGGTCATTGAGAGCCTGAGCGAAACCAAAACCATCTTCTTCCGCGACGGCACACCACGCCGTATCGAATTTTCCATCAGCCTCAAACGCATCGACGATGATCGAATAGACCTGCTCGGTGCCGGTACCAACGCAGGTGTCAGCATCATGAGGTCGCTGCTGTGATCGATGCCGCCCTCTCCAAGGTCACAGGCTTTCTGGATGACGCCGTGGAACGTTACCGTCGCGAGGCCGGGTACCCGGTGCCAGCGTTTCGAATTACCGTCGACGGCAACGACATCGCCAAACTGATCAGCCCGCGGCTGATGAGCCTGAATCTAACCGACAACCGGGGGATCGAAGCGGACCAACTCAGCCTCACCCTCAGCGATCATGACGGGCTGCTGGCCATCCCACCTAAGGGCGCGGTGATCCACCTTTGGCTTGGCTGGAGCGATACTGGTCTGGTCGATAAGGGCACATACACTGTCGACGAAACTGAACACAGCGGCGCACCGGATGTGCTGAGTATTCGCGCTCGGTCTGCGGATCTGCGCAAGGGCCTAAAAACCAAGCGAGAACGCAGCTGGAGCAACACTACATTGGGCGACGTACTGGGGGACATCGCTCAAGGCAACGGCCTGACCGCGACCATTGCCGGCGCCCTGGATGGGTTGCCCATCCTGCAACTCGACCAGGCCAACGAATCCGACGCCAATCTGATCAGTCGGGTGGGGGAAGAGTTCGACGCGGTGATCACCGTCAAGGCTGGCTGCCTGCTATGTATCCCCGCCGGCGGCGGTAAAACCGCCAGCGGCATGGACCTGCCGCACATCACCCTCACCCGCGCTGATGGCGACCAGCACCGCTACTTGCAAGCCGACCGTGACAGCTACGATGGCGTACGGGCCTACTTCTACGACGTGAACAGCGCCAAGAAACAGGAAGCCATTGCTGGTGGCGGGGAAAACCTTAAGGACTTGCGTCACACCTACAGCGATCGCCAGTCCGCCCTGCGCGCTGCCCGTGCCGAGTTCAATCGTCTGCAACGCGGCAGCGCGACCCTCAGCTACTCCCTGGCCATGGGCCGGCCGGATCTGATCCCGGAATTGACCTACACGCTCCAGGGCGTGAAGCAGGAAATCGACGAAATCATTTGGTATGGCGGCAACGTGCAGCACACCCTCAGTGCTGACAGTGGCTACACCGTAAGCCTGGAGCTGGAGAGCAAACTACCCGAAGACACGGTCGAGGATCTGGCGGAAGAAAATACGGGGGATTACACCGGGATCATCGCTTACTACCGCGACAAAAAGACGGGAAAGGAAAAAACCATTACAGCGGGGGATCAGGGTAAACCGAGGCGGCTGCGGTGGTTGTATGCAAGTGAAAGGACAGCAAAGCGTGCGGTGGATCGAGAGTGGAAAAAAATTGGTGAGGCAGATCCAACATAAAACCCCAGCACCTGGCCAGGGTCTGCTCCAACCTACTCAGGGAACTGAGTGAATACCTCCAAAAGTCGCAGAATGTCCTGCTGGCGCTGCTCACTTATCCGCCGGAACTTAGTCAGCAACGTTTGTTCCTGCTCGCTCAGAGAACCAGTATCAACTACTGAAACTTCGGTTTTCGACACACTGTTCTCCAACATGCGATTACTCCTTTCACACGCAACGGGCGCCCGGTGCCAACACAGCACCTCAAAAAGCTCACCCGGAGAACAGCCAATTTTGTGCACGTTGAGGCGTGCCACCAGTCCTAATCAATTACAAACTGGTACGACTACATTTCACAATGTGACTGTCATACGGTTTAACCCCGCTTGTGGCATGTGCTATGCCAGACCTGCTGCCTTCGCAAGCGCAAAGGCCATCCGCACCAATGACTGACGATCGGATTCAGCCATCAGTCGGTAAAACTCCAGCAAGCTCGACTCGTCACTGGTAATGCTGCCAGCTGCTGCCGGCTTTCGCTCTCCACACACCACATAGAGAACATCAACTCCCTGCTCAGCCACTGCTGCCAAGTAACTGGCATCAGGGCTTCGCTCGCCTTTTTCATAGTTGTACTGACTGTTTTTAGAGGCACCGGCCTTCGCTGCAAATTCGGTCTGATTCAATCCCAACCGTTCGCGTTCTTCTTTTAGACGATCACCAATTCCCACAAACGTCTCCAAAGCGGTTTGACATTCCCACAATCATGGGAAATACTGCGCTTGTCATCACACGAAATCACACGAAACGAGACTATGCCGAACGCATACCCCACCGAGCAAGTATGCCAAGAGGCCCGAAGTCGCTTGGCGCACCAAGGGCTCTCCGCGAAAGACTGGGCTGAACAGCACAAACTCAATCCGTCAACGGTGTACGCGGTTCTAAACGGACAGAAGAAATGTCTGCGGGGCGAAGCTCACCGCGCCGCGGTGCTTCTCGGCATCAAAGACGGCGTAGTCACAAACTAGGTCCGTTGGCTCAGGGAGGAAACCAGAAGATGAAACGTTCAGTTCTAGCCAACAGAAAGGATGTAGTCAGTGCAGTCATTTGCGCTTACCCAGGCGGGCGTCTATATGCCGCTGCCGAACTCGGCATGACCATCAAGAAGTTCGATAACCAGGCATACGAAAACGCTGGCAGCCGCCCGCTGACCGATGACCATATCCATCGTTTGGAACAAGTCGCGGGGACCACGTTCCTTCCTGACTACGTCAGCGGGCTGTATGGCGGAATGTTTGTGCCGCTGACCATGCCGGGAACCCTAGACAATATCGATTTATACAGCCGCTCAGTCAAAGCGGCAGCCAAGCGCGGTTTGGTCGACCAGATCATTTCCAAGGCGCTCGACGATGGCGTTATTGAAGCTGGGGAAGCTGACGCAATTATCAAAGCCTTGATGCACTACATGTCTGCCCGCTATGCAGAGGTGCTGGCGACCATCCAACTGCACAGTAAGACGACGGAAGGAAGGTGAGCATGCACAGCCGCACTCAGCCTTTACCGAGACGAGCCTTGATCTCTTTCAGCGCTGTTGCGACGTCATCCACCGCAAAGCGGATGTCTTCGGCCTTTACGAATAGTGCTGGCACCTCCCCGGTAGCGGTCAGCTTCATGGATTCGCGACCACGCATGATTTCCACCAGCGCTTCATGCCGCTCCTGCAAGCGCTGCATCAAGCTTTCAACATCCTTTTTTGAGTGAGCCGCCATGACCTACATCTCCGATTTAGAAAGAAATCACTTACTGGATCTACTGGTCATCGCCCAGCAGCGACTGGACACATTAAAAGAAATTGCAGCAACCACCAACGATTCGCTCTCAGGCACTGACATCAGGATTGCCATCGGTGATGCAATCACTCCGCTGAACATCGCTCATGAAGCGGCAGAAACGTTCTAAAGGATCGGTCATGAGTACTTACAAACTGGTCTGCCCTCACTGCCAAGGCCGCATGCGCATACGCACCAGTGAAGGCACCCATATTTTCCTGCGCGTGGCCTACCTGCAATGCACCAACGAGGCTTGCGGTTGGTCAGTGCGTGCCCAATTCGAAATGACTCACGAGATGAGCCCAAGCGGCATGGCCAACCCATCCGTGAGGCTTCCGGTTGCTGACATCGCTCTGCGCCGAGCCGCGATGAAGACCGCCAACGATCAACCCGACCTGCTCGACCAAATGGAAATGGAGTGTGCGCAATGAACCATGAACAGTTGACCCACGACTACCGCAGCAGCATGCAACGGGCGGCGTTTGCCTACCTACAACGACACGAAGCTCAGTACCTGGTGGATTCCGATCTGCTGTACGACAACTGCGTTCGGCACCTGACCACATCGCTGGAGGTGCCGGTGTTCATGGCTCAGCAGCTGGTGCACAACGCTTGGACCGAGTTGCAGGTGATCAATCAGCGCAAGTGGATTGGTGTGGACTGGGGCACCAGCCCGGATTGCACGGTCGTGCACTTGATCGATATACGGGCTGACCTACGTTATCCCGTCCCGGCGAGGCTGCTACCGCAGACATTACTCGCTCAGCGCGACTCCGCGCCCAAGCACCACCCTCAGTAATCCTTTTTTAACTCCCTGCCCTGCCCCGCTTCCTGTGGGTTTGGGTGAGCTTTGCCCGAAATCCGAGGTGGATCATGGAAATCGACGTTGCCATCACCGCAAAACTGAGCCGTTCGCAGGCCGAAGCGTTGCTCGAAACGCTGCGCAGCCAGTACGCGATGCAGTTCAACGAGCACTGGTACGACGATCGATTTCGCTTGATCCCCGAGGGTCTACGGCACGGCTCGCTGCTGACCGCCTTCCCCGTGATGGCCGCGCAAAAACGCCTGATTGGCGCCCTCAAACACAGTCTCGGCGAAGTGAAGTAAGCCCCGATGAACATGAAACACGATCTACGCGCCGACATCCTGCAACGCCTTCAGTCCGATTACGGCCTCAAGCATAAAGCGGGCAAATACATGCGCGAAGGCGAATGCCCAGCGTGCAAAAAAAAGGAGCTGTACGCCTTCCACGATGACCCGTGGATAATCCGTTGTGGCCGGGGTAAGTGCGGCCAGACCTGGCACGTGAAGGAGATCTACGAAGACCTGTTCGACGACTGGAGCAAACGTGCTCCGGCGACCGAACAGCATCCCAATGCAACGGCGCGTGCCTACCTGGAGTTTGCTCGCGGCTTTCGTCTGGATCTGATTCAAGGCTGGTTCACCCAAGAAACGTATTTCTCTGGCGAATTGAATGCTGGCAGCGCGACAGTGCGTTTCGCCTTAGACAAGGGCGGCTACTGGGAGCGGCTGATCGACCGGCCGCACCGTTTCGGCAAGATGAAAGCCCGCTTCAAACCCGGCGATAGCCCCCGTGGTGTTTGGTGGTGCCCGCCCTGCGTCGAGTTGTTGGATGTCACCGAACTATGGATCGTCGAGGGCATTTTCGATGCAATTGCTCTGGTCCACAACGGCATCGCAGCAGTATCGGCGATGTCATCCGGCGCCTATCCCGAAGAGTCGCTGAAAGAGCTGGCACGGCAGCGCGGCGGCAAACTGCCGAAGTTGGTGTGGGCACTGGACAACGAACCAGGCGCGCATAAATACACCAAGCGCTGGGTACGTCAGGCCCGCGCATTGGGCTACGAATGCGAAGCGGCGCAAATCCCCCAACCAGATAGCCGCAAGGTTGACTGGAATGACCTGCACCAGCGGTGGAACTTCATCGATGATGAAACCCAACGCACCGAGCAGGTCGAAAAAGACCTGGTCACGGCTCGCTACCACGGCTCCCTTCTGATCGCTGAAAGCGCGTCAGAGAAAGGCGTACTGATGTACGACTGGCGCGAGCGCCATGAATTTCACTTCGGCTTCGACAGTCGGTTGTACTGGTTCAAGATGGACCTGGAGAAGTTCAACAAGGCCATGCAAGCGCTGGAGTCCTCCGAGCGCCATGAAGACCAGTTGCTCAACGACAAGCAGCGCCGCGACAAAGCTCTGCGTCAATGTGGAGGTGTGGTCGAGATCGCCAACTGCTACCCGCAGGCACTGTATTTCCAGCGCAACGAAGTGACCGACGAATCCTGGTACTACTTCCGCGTTGATTTCCCACACGACAGTGGCAGCGTCAAAAACACCTTCACCGGTGGCCAGGTTGCCGCCGCCAGCGAATTCAAAAAGCGACTACTCAGCATGGCCGCCGGTGCCGTATTCACCGGCAGTGGTCAACAACTCGACAAGATCATGAAAGACCAGCTCTTCGGCCTAAAAACCGTGGAGACCATCGACTTCATTGGCTACAGCAAACAGCACAGCTGCTACGTTTTCGGCGATATCGCTGTGCGCAGCGGTATCGTCAGCGAAGTGAACAAGGAGGACTTTTTCGAGTTCGGCAAACTGCGGCTCAAGACGCTGCAGAAGTCGATTGCCATGCACATTCAGCGCGACAGCAAGGCGTATCACAGCGATTGGCTGCCGATGCTGTGGCTGTGTTTCGGCGCCAAAGGCATTGTTGCCCTGGCGTTCTGGTTCGGCTCGCTGTTCGCCGAACAGATCCGCGCGCAGTACAAGTCGTTTCCGTTCCTTGAGGTCACGGGCGAAGCCGGCGCCGGCAAGACCACGCTTCTCACCTTCCTTTGGAAACTGCTGGGCCGCGAGCATGAAGGTTTTGACCCGTCGAAATCTACACGCGCCGGCCGACAGCGGGCCATGGGTCAGGTTTCCAACATGCCGGTGGTGCTGATCGAGGGCGACCGCAATGAGCCGGACAAGGCTCACGCGAAGGGATTCGACTGGGACGAGCTGAAAGACTTCTACGGCGGTGGCACGCTCGGTACCAAGGGTATGAAAACCAGCGGTAACGAAACCTACGAGCCGCCGTTTCGTGGCGCCATTGCGATCAGTCAGAACGCCGATGTCAGCGCGTCCGAAGCAATCCTGACCCGGATTATCAAATCGCATTTTGCGCGACCGGAAGTAACCACCGAGAGCCGTGCGGCGGCTGACAATCTGAACCTGATCCCAGTCGAGCACCTGAGCCACTTCCTGCTGCTGGCTGTGCGCGCAGAAGCGCAGGTCATGGCGAAGTTCGCCGAGCGTGTACTTGTCCACGAACAACGTCTGCGCAAGCTCAAGGACATCCGCGTCGAGCGAATCATTAAAAACCACAGCCAGTTGATGGCCCTGGTCGACTGCCTGTGCCTGGTCTGTCCGCTCGATGAAAACCAGGTGGTAACGACCCACCAGGCTCTGACAGCCATGGCCCTGGAACGTCAGGCCGCAATCAGCGCTGACCACCCATTGGTGGCTGAATTCTGGGAGGTCTACGAGTACCTGGAAAGCTTGGGCGAAGGCCCGCAGGTAAATCACAGCACCGACCCCAAATTGATCGCCATCAACCTCAACGAGTTCGCCGAACTGGCCAGCGTGCACCGCCAGAACCTGGCCGACCTGAAGACCTTGCGCACTCTGTTGACGGAGAGTCGCAGCCACAAATTGGTGGAAACCAACAAGCCCACGTACAGCGCGGTGCGCGCTTCGCAGAGCGCCGGCAACGCGATGTTCAACAAACCCTTAACCGTGCGCTGCTGGGTGTTTCAGAGCGCATGAACCGCAGTAACCACAGGAGCAGCACCATGCAGATCCAAGTCATCACCGGCGAAATGGCCACCGGCAAAACAACCAAGTTGCGAACGATTGAGGCGGCGCTTTTAAGCGAAGGGAGAGATGCCAGCATCATCCATGCGGAATCTTACGCAGCATCCGGACTGCTTCGAATTATGGAAGTCCGGGTTCACAAAGGGCAGCGAACGCTATTGGTTGATGACTGCACGCGCCAACAGATCGATGCGGTTCTGGAATGGCAATCAACAGTCGAAGAGGACACGCAATACGACGACTTGATTGTTCACCTGGTACGAAAAGCCAGTTGATACCAATCGCAGGAATTGAAAGTGGTGTCGAGGAGTTGCACCTCCCCGACACCGACCACCACCAAGGAGCAGCACCATGCAAGCACAACACCCAAGCAGCAGCGGCACAGAGGCTACCACGAACCTCTTGAAAGTCGGGGATGACGTTACCTATATCGTTGGTCGCAGTACCGGGCATAGCGTGAGCTTCAGCGTTCGCGAAGGAAAAATCGCCGTGATCAATGACCGTGTGGCCACCGTCAAATCCCGTAACGGTCGCAGCAGTGTGCAACCGTTGAATAAGCTCACACGCAAAGGCCAACGCAATGCCCTGACCCGTGCTCTATTGGGGGATGCGGAATGAACAACGGGAAATCCTTCCCCTGGAACCTCGAGCTGACAGGCATCTGCGACCAATGCGGTAAATCCCGCGCCCATGGCAACCACAGGAAGTGCAGCAAAGCGCGCCAGGTGATCAACGCACGACGTAGGGCGGAAGAAGAACACGCCGGGATAACGCCAAGACCTAGAAAAAGCGCCGGATTGTTCTGGTTACTTCGCCAGGAGTGATCGGCAACACTTGACCCTGAAAGGCCCGGTAACGGGCCTTTCCTCTTCCAGGAGGCTGGTCGGTTGTTCAATACATTGCGTGGGGACGCACATGGCAGATGGCGTAGAGGCCCGTGGCAATTCGGTACGGGTCTATTTTCGTTTCAATGGCGAGTTGTGCCGGGAGCTTGTCCCCGGCGGCAACACAGCAGCCAACCGGGAGCATGCCGCGCGCTTGGTGAACATCATCGAGTACGAGATACAGGCCGGCACTTTCGAATACAGCCGGCATTTTCCCAACTCGCCCAGACTGGTCGAAAACACCTTCGGCTGTTACCTGGACCTGTGGCTGAAGATCAAATGCAACAGCGTTGCCGCCACTTCCTACCGGGGGTACGCCAACAAAGCAGAGGTCCATGTCCGGCCGCGTTGGGGCAAGGTTCAGATAGACCAGATTGATCATTTGGATTTGCAGGAGTGGGTGCAGGACACACTATCGAAGAGGCTCAAGAACAAGACCATTCGAGACATCATCAGCAACGTGCGCCAAGTCTTCAGGCTGTATCGCACTCGTAAAAAGGTGGCTCATGATCCGACTGAAGGATTGTTCGTTCGCCTGCCTGATCCAGAAGCTCCGGACCCGTTCACCAGGGCGGAAATCAAACAAATTCTCGAAACGCCAACCAGCCGCACACAGGAGCTGTTGATGGTGCAGTTCATGATTTGGGCTGGGCCACGGGTTTCAGAAACCATTGCCCTGGCTTGGGAGGATGTCGACCTGGAGCGAGGGACGGTAATTTTCCGCCGCTCAAAAGTACGCGGGGCGTATCGGGTAACGAAAACTCGGCGTTCGACGCGGAAGGTGCGGCTGCTGGAGCCGGCATGGGATGCGTTGCGCAAGATCAATGCAATTAATCAGAAGAAGAAGACGGAGACAGTCGAGATTGTTGAGCGGGATAACAAGACAGTGCGGCAGCACAAACTACACTTCGTTTTTCTGAACAGCAAAAGCGGATTGCCGCATGTGAGCGACTTTGTTGTGCGGGATCGGTTTTTTAAGGCGCACTTGAATGCGGCCGGGGTTCGGTATCGTGGGCCTGGGCAGTGCCGGCATACCTACGCCAGTCAGTTGCTGACGACGGGGGTGGCGTCGATTGACTGGATCGCAGAGCAGATGGGGCATACGAATGGGAACATGATCCGCCAGCACTATGGCACCTGGATCAACGAGGACGGTCCGGACGTCATCAGCATCCTACAACACGCTCTGAATCTGTAGATAACCGGACAAGCAACGCGAGGCTTAGATGCCTTCACCAATGGAAAGGATTGGATACTATATGATCAAGCGAATGGAAAGAATCGCAATAAGCAATGTTAAAGGCATTGACCAGACCGCTTTCGACGTCCTACTCATCCCAAATAAACCAACACTCATTGTTGCTCCAAACGGTTTTGGGAAAAGCTCTATTACCGCTGCTTTCGCTTCTTTGAATTCGAAGCGAATTGAATTGCACAAGGATAACACCCATAAAGGTAACGAATCCCTTAAGCCAAGCTTGAAGTTAACCTACACAATGCAGGATGGCACCACCATTGAAAAGGAAGCGGACGACAAAAAAAATGAGCTAGACGCAATATTCGACATTCACGTAATTAATAGCCAGCTTGTGTCGAAAGCGAAAAAACTAAAGATTAGCGGCACCATTACTGTTACGTCTGCTATCGAAGTTCACCCAGTCGTTCTCATTAAAACCATCCCTGCGGCAGCCAAGTTTGCATATTCGTATTCCACAGCCAAAACGGATTTCGGCAATAATGGAAAGGTGCTTCCAAACATCTCTAACCTTCTGACAGATAACCCCCTGATGGCCAAGATTTGGAATCAGGTTGATTTTTCAAAACAAGGACAGGTTGGAATCAACAATACAATAAAAGCCCTAAAGGATAAAATAAACTCTGCCAATGGTAACTCCGCAAGTATTCTCGCCAGCATTGCCCCCGAAGATTGTGAAGCAGTAGTGGCTGTGGCTTACGTATACGACACCATAAAAGCTTTGAAGGAGTCGGGGGCGGCCTACCCCACTGAGATTGAGAATGTGCTCGCAGCACTACAAATTTCCGACATTCACGCCAAAGATAAGCCAACCTTTAGAAAGGCGGGCGAGCGTTCCAATTACTTAGTCGAAAAAAACGCATACGCTCAAACCTTTAGTGCTCTCAAAGGCACGTGGCAGAACATAACACCTAAAGAAACAGGAGAGGGGCTTGTAGTAACATTCCCAAAAGCAAATCAAATCTCCAATGGTGAGCGCGACATTATTTGCTTTGTGGCTCAATTAAAAAAAGCCAAGCTTAAACTTAAAAAGAACAAATGCATTATCATCATCGATGAAATATTCGATTATCTGGACGACGCAAACCTAGTTGCCTGCCAGTATTACCTGACGCAAATGATCGCAGAAATAAAATCGGAAGGCCGCCAGATTTTTCCGTTGATTATGACTCATTTGAATCCTGGCCTTTTCAGAAATTTCACCTTCAGCGATCAAAAAGTTTGTTATCTAAATAAATGTGCCGCGGCAGATAGAGGTGTCGAAAAGATAATAATCAAGAGGTGTGACAAATCCATTGAGGATCCGGTCGCCAAATTTTTCCTACATTTTCATCACGAAGACAGAGACCTATCTAATGAATTTAAACTTCTTGGCTTGCCTGAGGCTCTGGCAAAGTCGTCGCAGTTTGCTGAGCACTGCAGAAAGCAATTAGAGCGGTATATCCAAGATAATAGTTTCGACCCTCTTGCTGTTTGTAGCGCCGTACGCCGACGAGTTGAGGCGCTTGGCTATGAACTGATTGATCCAGCTTTCCGCGAGGAATTCTTATCAACTCACAAGACTGTGGCTAAGCTGGAGTTCGCTCAGTCCAAGGGGGCAATAATTCCAGAGGTATACTTCCTCTTGGCAGTTATATACAACGACGCAATGCATCTAAGGGACAATCAAGATAACTTCTCAGCATTGGGATCGAAGCTCGGCAACCTCACAATCAAGCACATGATCGAGACCTTACCGGCAGCTGCGGCTCATTAGCAGGAGCGTATCGAAGCAGATCATCAGCTCTTAGCTGGTGATCTTTTCTTCGCCTCGCTCCTCGTCAAGTCGATTCCGCGCCAGTTCAGCATCCGCTTTTGGCTGAAGATGCCTGTGAGGTGAACCGGACTGGTTAACCGAATTCACCTCGACATGACTGTCGACGGGCCTTGGTGTGCAGTAGGTTAACCGATGTCCAATTTCTTCAATCGAGCCAGGCCTTGTTTGATATGACCGGCGTTTTCACCCATGGTCCACAGTGCGCCACGGACATTTCCGCCCACTTCCTGTGCCCCTTGCTCCTCAATCAGCAGGGTCAACTCCATAATGGCCGCCTCTAGGGCCTGCTGGTTTTCGAACAGCCTTTCCAGTACATCCGACAGTGAATAATCGCTTGGCATGGTGTCGATTCCTTTCGAGAAAGCTCAAGCATAGCAGTGACAGTGCCCCCAATTGGAACCTGCTATATAGAGTCGAAAGCCTGGTTGAGGAGTTCCGGGGGCTCGATCGGCTCAGCGACTCCGGCATCACCAGGCGGGATCCTGGATCAGAATAGGTCTGGTTCAGGCTTCGGAGTCAGTTGCTTCTCTAGAAACTCAAGCTTCGCTAGAAGTTCGTCAAAGGTGACTATGTCCACGTCCTTACACGCATTTCGGAACACCTCAAAGCTGCGCAGTTTGGCTGGATCTGTGGGTATGCGGCCTGCAACGACCACGCATTTGATGACATCTGCATCGGACAGGCGCAGGGTCGGGTTGTCATGTACATGAGTCATCCAGCGTTTCCGAAGCTCGCTCTGCTGGAACAGCACTTGGGTCACAGCACCAGAAAGTTTCGAGTGCGGACCAAATACTTCCTCCCCGCGGTAAGCCGCGTCCTGTAGCAGGGCTGTCTCCGGCGTTTTGATTTCAACAATGGCTAGAGCTTGACCATATTCCTTGAACAGGAAGTCGCCGATCTGAGCACCTGCACCGGTCAAGGCAGACCCCTTTGCATGGAATTGCGTATGAATTAGCTCGACGGGACGCGCAAAGGCCATGCTCAGAACGAATTTGTTCTGCTCAAAGAAGCTCTGCCAGTGCGATTCGATGAGTTTAGTGGCGAGCTTCACCTTGAATGCCTCGATCATCTTTGCGAGTGTCACCCGCTCAATCTCGGCGTGCAGAACCATCAGCGCCTGGGGGGCCTCCATCACTAGCGCACCAAGCTGCTTCCGCACGGCCTGCACGTTGGATCGACGCTCGGCACGCTCCCGGGCTGCAGCCTGCTTCGCACCCTCGCGTCGAACCTCGACCAAGGGCTGGTTCTCCTGCACGACTCGCCGGAATCGTTCGGGATCAAGCCTTGTGAGCACTTCGTCATGCACCATGCGTTGCTTCGTTTGACGAATCAGATTACGGCCGTTCGTCGTGACCCGATTGAAGGCGCGGCGTAGCTTATCGACCTCCTGCTCGCTAATCGAAATCACGCCATCTTTGGCGTGCATTTCCGGATGCTGGCTGATCACGAGTACTTCAGCGTGCTGAGTCCGCGATAGGACTTGCCACACCGGGTCAAGGTCCCTGTGCAGACCGAGGCCATAGTTTGCTGGATCAAAGAGGCCCCAGGCTAAGCGCGAGTCAATGCGCGACGCCGCAGCTTCAGCGTGATCCGGCAACACGTCGCTGCGGTCATCGACGTAGATGACCGTGGTGAAACGCCCGTTCTTGGGCTTCAGGTAGCGCTGTGCGTGCGGATTTATATGGATCGGCCGCATGATGATTCTGTTTGGAAGGATGGTCGCCAGCAGCGGCCAGTCTTTCTCAGGCAGTGCATGCCAAATTCGATCCTGAGCGTTGACAAGCCTGTACGTTCGCAGGAAAAGCTTTCGTGCAGGCTCTGTTCCCTCAGTCGCTGTTTCCAGGCGGAAGCTCGCTTCCAGCACGTCGTCATCACTAAATGGCTGCGGCGCGACCGCAACTCCACCCATCCCATTTGCCAT